AAATATAATAAATAATTGTAGTTTTTATGATTAACACTCCACATCCAATTTCCTTGACATTTAATAGAATTGTATTCAGCACCAGAAAATATAAGATTAGTGAGCATTTCACCTACACTCATAGTTATCATAGCATTAACATTTAATAATCCTAATATAGGACGCTCCCCAAAACTGGTAGCAATTCCATTGTAACCGAAGAAATTTAGATGAGAAATACTATAATCACTAAGTGGCATATTCCAGGGTCCTACACATTGTTGAACGGCAACTAACCCTCCAACACTACGGTCAACTTTATGAACTAAGTATCTCTTACTTCCTACTGAAATATCAGTGAAAACCTTGGAAACCAAGTCTTCTAATGGTTCTACAGGAACAAAATCAAAAACATCGCTTGTAAGAGGCAACACCTCACGATAAGCATCTTCAATGGGAACTTTAATATTCTGTTTAGGTAAATCCTCTATATCTTGTAAATTAAAGTTTAAAACAATTTCACCATTCACTTTCTCTCCTTTCACATGTGTATCCTTACTAAATACTCTAATATTTCCTGAACTATTCAATTCTCCAACAACATCAAAAGGCACATTTTCGCGTTCGGCTATAATTTTACAAGCATCTAAATATTTTTCGCTAACTAAAATACTACATTGTTCCTGATACTCTGAATTCCATATCTCAAAATCATTCATACTAGAATCTCCAAGAGAAACTTCGCTCAAGAAAATATCAGCACCACAAGGTGTAACTATTTCTTTAGTCACATTTGCCATTCCTCCACTGCCCTGATCATGAATACTCAATATTAATCCTAATTCACTACACTTCTCCACAAATCTAAGCAATCTATTTTCCATTTCCGGATTTCCTCTTTGGACAGCAACTAAGTCTTGTTGTGAGTTTTTATCACTTTGATTTCTACTACTACAACTACCGCCTCCTAGTCCTACTTTATAAGCCTTTCCTCCTACTCTAATAACAAAAATTGTATTTTTGCTTTTCTTAACACGTTCTCGTGTTGGAGTATCTTTATACATTGTTCTATCACATATTAATCCATTACCAGCACTATACAAAACAGGTTTCACATATTCGAATCGTTCTCCTGGGTAGTTTAAACGAAAATCTCTAGTGAATCCTCCTAACACTGGTTCTCCTATCTTGTTTCCATAATCTGAGCAACCATTACTTGCCAATATAAGTGTTTCGCTGGGAAGTTTATATGGGTATTCCACACTATTTTCACTAGTTTTAGTTGTATCTCCTACATAGTATCCACAGAAACCACTTAATACTAGTCCTCCTTGTCCAATACTAATAGTGTCACGTATTCTACCACCAGTTCCGGTAGCTGCGCCAGGAAAAGGGCAAATACTAGTGGGGAAATTATGTGTTTCGGCATTACTTGTTAAATGATACCAACCAGTATTTATACGTGTGGTATAATACACTTCATTTTTCATATATTTTTCTAGAATATCTGATAACTTTAAACTCTTGAATCCAATAATACTACTAGCATTATCACTAAATGCTACAAGACTCTCGTTATCAATAGCGTAACTGTTGGTAAGTTTTATTTTTTTTAATAATGAATCTGGGTCTAAATAATTTCCTATAGTCCATTGAGCATTAAATACGTGATGTCTAGCATGCTCACTGTTTCCTTGTAGTAAGTCAAACAATTCTAAGCTATTTAGACTATTAAATTTAGTAGAGTAATAGTTTATCAGTTCTTCACTGAGGTTCATATTGTTGTCTGTTAAGTATTTTCTAATATCTATTACTGGTTGAACTTCATAGTTAGAATTACTTTTTACATTTTTTACTTCGTCAATAGAATAATATTCACACATAAGAAGTGGGTCAAATTCCAATACACAGCAACTCCTTTCTAATATAACAACATCACTAATCCAATTCTTACCCACTTTATGAAGCATATCTAACAAAACTTCGGCTTCACTAGTAGTAAATTGACCTAATGGACCAATTGTGTGAATAAGTGCGTCAGGTGAATCTAAGAAACTATTATGTGAGACTTCTATTGTTGAATCCATATGATTTTTAAAAAGGTAGCCTATAGTTTTTACTTTAGATAGATATTCATCACTAGGAATAGTAAGCCTGTAACAAGTTTCACTAAAAGTTTCAAGTTTTCTTGTAAAAATAAAGCCAAATGTCATAGTTTATATTATATCACTACGATTATTTAAATAAAAAATAACTTAATTTTGTAAATTCCATAAGTAGTTAATTTTACGTTGAAGATTTTTTTGAGTATAAAACATAGTAGGAGCCACAATAATAACGGCAAATCTATCTGGATTTCCAAATATATGCGTATTTAAATCAAATACATTTCTAAATAAGTAATCTATAAATTCTCTTAAAATATAACTTCCTAAAACTAATAATACTACTTGAGCGATTGTTTCTGTCCAAATTATAAATTTAGATTTTTTGTTATTTTCTTCGCGAAAATCATCTAATAAGTTATCAATAAATTTTGCGTAAGTAATACCAATTATGAAAAGAAAAATGGTATATATTGTTACAAAAAAAGTGTACTTGGGATACAATAAATGATTCATTTTTATATAATATGTTTCTTTTATTTTTTGTATTTATAGAAAAATAGCATTTAATATCTAGTAATTTTGTATTATGAAGACAGAATGCGGTGTCTTAGGCGTATGGACTCCTCAATTGGAGATGGTAAATTTAATTAAACCATTCCTTTTAAAACTCCAACATAGAGGACAAGATAGTTGTGGAATTGGTTATCTTACTAGTGATTCTTCGAAAATAGAAATAAAAAAGTATCTAGGAAAAGTTGATAACCTAATAAATATAGATAATGTTGATGAGTCACAATATTTTATAGGACATACTAGATATACTACAAGTAGTAAGGAACGTTCTTTATTAGAATCTGCGCATCCTATTAGTGGTAATTTTAAAGGTAAAGATTTTGCCTTTGTATTTAATGGAAACATTCCTGATGTTGAAAATGACACAGAATATATTAGAGATTTCTTCGCTAATAGTGAATTAATTACTTTTTATGAAACGCTAACAGCTTTCGTTAATAAAGTATCAAGAGCATATAATATCGTATTTTTATATGATAAAAAATTATGGATAACTCGCGATACGTATGGCACTAGACCATTAAGCATATGGATAGGAGGCGATGGAACTATTGTGACAGCGAGTGAAACATGTGTGTTTGATGAATTAAAAGAAATAAACTCGGGTTTTACTACAGAAATTCAACCAGGGAACATAACAGTAGTGAATAATGGATACATAAAAAATTATGAAGTGAAAAAAATGAATAATACTGCCTTTTGTCTATTTGAATATATCTACTTTATGAAACCAACAAGCGAATCAATGATTAAAGGTAAAACAGTAGGTGAAACTAGGAACTTATTTGGTATAGAATTGGCTAAACAAGAAGCTAGAGAAGCAAGAGAAGCATTTAATCCAGATGATACAGTTGTTTCCAGTATTCCAAATACCGCAAATGATTATGCTAGGGGATATGCTATTGAAATGGGAATCCCATATGTTCAAGTTATTAAAAAAAGAAGTAGCAGTATGAGAACTTTTATAGAACCTTCACAAATCGACCGAATTACTGCCTCAGAACAGAAATATATTTATGACTCTAGTGGTATAAAAGGGAAAAACGTGATATTAGTAGATGATTCAATAGTTCGTGGAATCACAATTAAAAATATAAGTGATAAATTGCGAGAATTTGAACCTAAAAGTATTCACATTAGAGTAGGGTGTCCTCCTATTACAAACACGTGTAACTTAGGAGTAGATATGTCATCACACGATGAATTAATAGCAAATAGGCACTTGGACACAGAAAGTATAAGAGATACTATGGGGGTAGATTCACTAATTTACTTAAAATTAGAAAATATTAATGAAGTGATAAATTTAAGTAATTTTTGTTCTGGTTGTATGAATGGTAATTACAATTCTTGTGAAAATTGTGAAACAAGTAAAAATATAGATTGGTAGATTTACACTGAATAATTCATAACTGACGATATTTTTTGATTAACTTCTCTGCGCATAGATATAGGAAGTGTCCAATAATTACTTATTTCGTCGTTACTTCGATAAAACAACACATTCTCATTTTCTAAATCTTCGATTATGTCTTTTTTAGGTCTATATGTATCAACAAGTATTAAATGTGTATCACTATTAATAAATTTTACATTTGAATCATTTAATCTAGAGGTCATAAATTCATTTTCTTTTCTAATAGTTTCTTTTGCTTCAGTTTTATATTTTTTATCGCCTATTACCTTTATTGCCATTCTCTCATTTAGAGAATCAATTTGATTAATTAAGTTCTTTTCATTTAAAATTTTAATTACCTCTAAATTCGTGATTGTATACGCTATTTTTAATGATTCAATGCTATAGAAATTATTCATACTCCTCAATACAATTAAATTTTTATACTTATTAATATATTTGCTAGCGTCAAAGGCCTTTTTCTTAAAACTACATTCTAATAGTCGCTGATCAACTACTACAATTGTTCTACTACTTACTTTCATCATTATTTCTTTGAATTTACTTTCATTAATTGATACTCCAGTGACCAATCCTGGACTTGATAACCACAGCATTTTTACTGCTCCAGTTAAGTTTTTATCTAATTTTTTGCTGTCAATTTCTATTTGTCTAGTGTTTTTATCTATTTTAAAATCAACAAATGTTCTATCATGACCGCGGTCTTTTATTATACTAGTTAATTGAGGACATGTAGGTTCTTCGCTACATATTGTATCTCTATTGCTAGTAAAAATTTCAAATATTTTACGCATAGCATCATATTCGCTATTAAATACTTCGATTGTGTTTGATGCTACACCGCAATGTTCAGAAAGAATACTAGGAAGTTCGCCACTGTATTTATTATGTGAATTTACACCAGATACTAGTGTATTAATAGAATCACCATTTAATATTTTTTTTATACTATTAGGAAGTTTAAAGTCTATTTGTTTGTTTAGGAATACTTGATTTTTGTTAGTGCGGTCTAATTTATCATTCTCTACTAAATAAAATGAATGGTCTAAATTTCTTTGTAAGATATCTGGTGACACATAAGGTGCTAATTTTTTATCTCTTATGAAAGTTTCAGTTGAGAATATTTTCCCATTTAATTCGCTAATATTTAATTTGAGGCACTCCATATAAACACCCACTATTTTCTTAGGGTCCCTTCCAAAAAGTTTAGGGATTTTATCTAATGGTTTTAATAATTTTTCAGCTAACTTATTTGGTTTTATTGGTAGTTTGTAATTGATAAGACTGTTACTGGTATCTCTGTCAATTCTTACACAACAAACGGCAATGCCATAACCTTCTAATTCTCTTGAAAGCAAATCAGTATATCTTTCTATTTGACTATTCATTAATATCTCAGACCCATGAGTCAACTTAGTAGTATTTACTTCCGCTTTTGCGCTACTGCTTACTATTATTCTACCAGCAAGTTTCTTGGATTTCATATGGTCTACAGCTAGTTGATTTATGTGCATAACCCGGTCAAAGTTTTTCTTATTTAGATCATTGAAACTGGATTTATCTGTTTTCATCAATTTCATTCTAGTATAACTTTTAATAGGTAAATGTATAACAATGTCTATTGTTCCTAGATTTTTAACAGCTTCTTTCCACATACTAGCAGTTTCTTTGTCGTCTGTAAAGTCCGCGTGTTTCCCCCAAACATTAGTATTCAACTTATTTAATTCTTCAACTAGTTCAATGGTTTTATCTGCTCTTCTACCAGTAACAAACAAACGAGTATTTCTTTTTGATAATACTTTTGATAGTTCTAATCCAATACCATTAGTTGCTGCTGTAATTAATATATTTTTACCTTCGAGACTATCACTAAATCGTTCAATGTTATTTGATTTTCTAGCAAGAGCATATATTACTGCTATTATTAGGAAAAGTGATAGTAATACTAGATAGTATTTATTTATCATTCTATAATTATTATATATTTTTAAATTAATTTCTTAAAATATACTATATAATGGTCTATCAATTATTTGAAAACTACGCTGGTGTTGAAAAATTTGAAAATGTAAATGAAGAAATAGAATATTTTCAAGATGCCGAAGAAGAAATTATCGAATATCAAACCGAAGTATCAGAGAAATTAAGGGAAATTCTCGAGGAAGTAAAGAAATTAAAGAAACAGGTAGATTCATCCACAGATCCAAATGCCGAAGTTCTCTTAGTTGACCTAGAAGGAAACCTTACTGACACTATAAAGCAAATAGAACAAAAGGAATTATCAGAAGGAGATAGCAAGGTTAAACAAAACTTTTTAGTAAAACTTTTCAGTGAAGTTAAATCAATGTTTTCAAGTAAAAAAGAAGGATTCCATAATAAGTATGACAATGACGAAGAAGGTAACGACGAAGAAGGCAGTGACGAAGAAGGCAGTGACGAAGAAGGCAGTGACGCTGAAGATGCATTTGTTGAAACCGATGACAACAACGAAATTGTTGAAAATTTCCAAAATAACAACAACACAATAGAATATCACACCGGTTCAAAGAAATATTTCAGTTTAGACCTTCTTTTAAGAAGTGTTCTCTATGCTTGCCTCTTCTACGTTCTTTCTCATAGAGACACATACAAACTTGTAGGAAAACTCTTAAAAAGAATTCCAAAGGGTAATTTAATATACGTCCATATGGCAGTATTCGCTGTAGTTTACTACTTACTAAACTTATTTATTTAAATTTTTTCTTTTTGATTTTTTACTTGTATTTACACGCTTCTTTTTAGTTCTGTTTTTCTTTCCACGGCGACCCCCAGGTTGTGGTGTTGTATCTTCGACTAGTTTAAAAGTTACACAAACCATCTCGTGGTCACTTCTTATAGAAACCCCATCTGACTCTTCTTTTCCTTTAACTATTTCAGCTGATTCTATCACTGCCCCTTCAGGTCCTAAAACAAAATCACCTGGTAAAACATAGTAATCCTTTTTACCTCTGTCTCCCATATCACGTGCCTTACCGTCTAATGATTGGTCTCTACTTTTATCTTCACTTCTAACAATAACACATTCATGGTCAACTGATGAAACCTGAAAAAGGTCTCTATTAAGGTCAAATTTTTCACTTTCACCTTTAGTTGTTCCTTTGGGATTAATAAAAATTTCTAAAAATGGTGTAATATTATTTATTTTTCTTTTTTTTAAATAACTACTGGTAGTTATACCTTCGGCAAATTTATATTCAATTGCATCTTTAGTTCCAAATAAATAGGTAATTTCTGGTCTCATTCTTAAATTATTAACAGAAGAAGCATTATAAGTTTTCAATTTACCTTTATCGCTATTAAATAGTTCTCTAAATGCTCCACTTCTCATTTCTACTGGACAAGATGAATTAAAATTGTAACAACAACTTAATGGAAGTTGATTTCCATCTTTAACTGCTGAAAATGTTTTGTCACTCAGTGTAAATGGTTCTTCATTTGTAAAAAAACCATTAAAATCTCCCATAATGAATGTATTAGCTGGAATATTTTTCAAATCAAACATAATTAATGCATTATTAATATGTTTTTGAATACAAAACTTAGTTAATTTCATTTGTAACTTTACATTACCTGGTTGCCTATTAGGACCGTGTAAATTTACAAGTAAATAGTTTTTACCATTTTTTTCAGTTAAAATAATTAATATTGGTCTACCTTTTTGTGGTTTTGGATTAATTCCTAATAATTTTTCTTTACCATTGTCTTTGTATTCATCTATAATTGTCTGAGTTTCCATATCTGAAACGTAAACATATTTTTGTAATATTTTTTTAGAGGAATTATTAGTCGTATTTCCTGAAGTTCCAGAACCTTTTAATTCACCGAATACGGTTGTATTCCATATTGTTAAAACTGTAGGAGAACCAAAAGGTAACTCAACAACGCCAGGAACTGCTCTTATATTGTCTCCGACTTCATCTATGAATTTTTGTACTGTATAATTAACACCTAATTCTGTATTTGGTTTTTTTAGGTCATTATAATAATTTGGTGGGGGGTTTGCCTCGGGAGTATTCATTTCTTGAAACCCTATAGCACCCCATGTTGGTCCATTTGTATTACACCAATCTATTGCGTGCTTTATAGAATTTTCAAAGAATTGTCTGGGGTTTTTTAATTGTTTAGTCCTATACAAAAAGTGTTTTTCACTTCCAACTATTCTCCCTAGGTCACTAGCAAAACTAGTGTTGTAAGTTGCTATTTTAACTTCAGTCATTTTTATATTAAAGTTATATTTTTTTTTATTTTAAAATAGTAATATAGATGACTGAACAAGAACCTATTCTATTAAGTGAAAAAGTTAGAGAAAAGGGAACCTGGACTATGGTTAAACCACACATATTTACTGTTCTATTACTATTATTATCAGCATTAATTGTAGCAGGTGTAAGATTCGTATCACCAGACGCAACACCAATTATAATATTTATTCTTATTCTCTTAGTTCCAATACTTATAATATTCAAAAATAGCCTTCCAGACAGTATTCCATATCCTATAAGAAAATTATTAGTTGAAGACCTTGATAGACCTAGACCTAGTGAAGAAGACCGTAAGGAATTTCCAAAAACCACATTAAAAAAGCGTCAAACATTTCTTCTTGTAGCAATGTGTTTTACCACAGTATTAATAGCAATATTACTAGTAAAAATATATCCAGATGTACAAACAACTAGCAATTTTTTTATGACTATCAAAAATAAAACAACTCTTAAAATAGGGGCCGCACTGCTTCTTATCTGTTTCCAAGGAGCTCTAGTAATTAACTTTCAAGAATTAATAGACACACCCGCCACAGTTTCCTTGGAAGAATAAAATATTACCTTTTTCTTACTATTTAAAGAAATTTAAACATTTTAAATTACCAAATAAAATGAGTGAAAAAAAATACATATTGAATGTTAAAACGATTCAATCCTCAGCTTTTCGAGTATTGGTGGAAGCACTTAAGGAAATACTTACTGATGCCAACTTTGAATTTGACGCAAATGGAGTAAAAGTGATGGCTATGGATTCTAGTCACACAGTTTTAGTTCATTTAAAACTACAAGGAAAAAACTTTGAATTTTACAAATTAGCTCGTGAAAAAATTACAGTGGGAATAAACATGATTAATCTTTTCAAACTCATCAAAACTATGGATAATAATGATACTCTTAGTCTTTTTATTGAAGAAGATAATGAAAGTGTATTAGGCATTAAGTTAGAAAATATCGAGAAAAACACAAGGACCAAATATTCATTGAACTTGATGGACCTCCACGAAGAAAATATTCATTGTCCTCCAGCTGAATTTGAGAGTGTAATTACAATGCCCAGTGTAGATTTCCAAAAAATTTGTCGTGATATGCACAATTTAGCCGATAATATTGAAATTCAGAGTCTAGGTAGTCAATTAGTTTTCCGCTGTAATGGTGACTTCGCAAGTCGTGAAACTACTATTGGTGAGATGACCGATGGAGGAATGACTTTTCTCAAAAATGATTCTCCAGATGACATAGTTCAGGGAATATTCGCATTGAAGCACTTAGTGTTATTCAGTAAATGTACAAATCTATGCTCTAATATTGAACTATATCTCAAAAATGATTATCCATTAATCATTAAATATCAGTAGCAAGTCTTGGTGACATTAAACTTTGTTTAGCACCAAGAGTAGAAACTTAAAAAAACATGGTTAAATATAATATTGTTTATCGCCCTTTATGTGCCTTGTATAGACACTCATTTAATTGTAGGTTACTAATCTTATCAGTTATAATACGATTTTCTTTTTTACTACTATTATTATTCCAAATTTTAATAATACTAAATGATTTTTTGGGTGAAATAGAAACTCCAGTAATTAAATTGCTTTCTGTTGTTTTACGCGTTAAACTTTCTGCTACTGTATGAACTGATAAGTCTAACCATGTATTTGGAATATACTTTTTATATATTTTAAAAGACCAGCATCCCCCATCACGGTTCTTGGGGTCTTCCCATATTGGATGAATATCTTCTCTCATTAAAAAAAACATACCATTTTCCACAATAGGATTTGTCATTCTAGAATATACATCCCAAAAATCCTCAAGTGAAATTATTTTGGCTATTTTTTGATAACTGGATATTTCCCAGGAAGTCTCTGTCGGACTATGAAACCATAGTGTCCAACTCGAAGGTAAATTTACAGTGGTCATTATTATAAATATCTTCAATAAATGCTTTAAGTCTTTTTATTTTTTAATTTTCATCCTCCTTATTTACTATTCTTAGGTCATTTTCAGGTGAGATAGAAAGAAGCAAACTACTTGACATATAGAATTTACTATTCATGGTTATAATTATATACTGAATATTGAAATCATCATAATTAATAGGAAATTTAGTGTCATATTCATATTCTAATAATTTAATCATAGATAACTTAGTATCATTGGTTAATACTAATTTATTACCCGGAAAGTATAATTTATGGAATATACTCGTACAATCAAATGGTGGAAGAGGTTCGCCATTACTAGTAATTGTTACCGATGCTGTTAATATTTCACTTCTACATTGTTTAATCTTTTCAATTACAACATTTTTACCAGTATTTCTATATTCATTAAACTCTTTTGTTATGTCATTTAGTGAAACTGGAGAATATTTTTCAAAGTTTTCGTTTAATTTTAATACGCAGAAGGCATTATTACTAGTAAATTTTTCCCTTTCTAAGGTATATTTATCATTTATAAAATCGAGATAATAAAATGATATTACACTATCAGTTATTTGTCCGGGACTGTAATAATAAGGTTTTATGGATTCTACAATACATGTATAATAATACATAGCATTATACGCTAATAAGTCTCTGTAATAATATATAAATCCTGATAGTGTCATACCCGCTAATAAATATAACATTTAAAAAAAATAGCGAATATATTTTTAAGTAATCAAAAAAAAAATATACTCTAATTATATAAAAATATGAACAAAAAAAAT